GGGTGCTGGATACGTGGTACACGGTCACCATTCGGGCGGCCGGGACGACGTTGAGCTACGACCAAGACGGGCGTAAGCGGATCGCGTGCGACTACATGGCACGGAGCCACACGGGTACGTTCGCGCTCCAGAATACGGGCGACGAATCGGACTGGTGGATCGGCGCGGGCGGCGAAAGCGGCCATGCGCTCCCTACGTTATATCGTCAGCGCGACGGGGTTTTCACGATGACCACATCGTGGCAGCGCCCGTCGTCTCTTGGCGAGGTTCGTCAGCTGATTCACCACTTCAACGAATCGGAGGATGAAGACGCTGAAGTGGCGGGGCAGGCGCTGTGGGAATACAGGCTACAGTCCAGCGGTAGCTGGGGCGATTGGACAGCGGTTCCCGTGGACGGCAACCTCAGCGGCGTCGGTGCGGATTGGGATGAGATGCAACTCCGCGTGACGCTCACAAACAGCGCGGACCATACGAAGCAGCCGACAATCAGCGCCGTAGGGATCACATACCTGTCAACGGCGGGTACTGTGTCGTCTCCGACCGACGTGGAGATCGTACAGGCCATAGCCGACGAGATCGAGGAAGACGAGGAGCTTTCAGCTCTTACGGGATGGGCGGGAACGGTGCAGTGCTTTGAGTCGGCCATTGACCAGATCCCGCTTCAGGGGTCCGTGGGCGTTTACGTCTGCCCCGTCAACCGCCCCGGTAACATGGCGGGTGTGTGGACGGACACGGCAGACTTCCATGTCGAGCAACCCGCCGTTGATACTCTGCTTGTAAGCGTCCACCCCTGCATGATGAAGGCAACCAGCTCACCGGAAGCCCTCGTCGCCAGTAGCGCAGGGCTACTGTGGCTCACAAGCAAGATCACAGCACTCTTGTCAAAGAACAATCTTGATGGCATGGTGCGCTGGATTGATCTTGAAGCGGTGCAGTACGACACGCAGACGGGCAGGCGGGAGGGGAATCCATACGAGAAGCGGTCAACACTTCTGTTGTCGGTCGTCATCGGTCCAGTACTACGATGAACGAGAGAGGGGGCACGAGATGCCTTTGAGTGCGGCGAGGCGGGAGATGTTGAAGCGCTGGGCGAGTGAGAAGCGCGCACGCGCGAAGCCCGCTAAGAAGGGCGAGCCGAAGCCGGGATCGTCCACACAGGGGAAGGAGGACTAGATGTCTGTCACTCTTGCCAACATCCTTCTCGGGGCGTGTACGGTCAGCCTTGACGATACGGATGTCGGCGCGACCCGTGGGCCCGTAACGGTGGCCCGCGAGGCAGAGTATCTGCGCGTGATGTGCGAGCAGTTCACCGGATGCCCAAAGGTACATCTGGTGACAGAGGGCTACACGATCAGCTTCACGATGCTTGAGCTCACGCTGGCGAACATCCAGATGGGGTTCCTCGGCGAGAGCGACTACACCTCTGGCGCGCTGACCATCGGCGGTGACGACACGCCCGCCGAGATTGAGATCGACGTGTATGGAACGAATCCGGCGGGCTTCGCGCGAACAATCAACTGGCCCGCGGCCGTGTTCATCGAGCCGGGAGAGATCACAATGGGCAAGGAAGACGTGCACAACCTTCCTTGCAAGGCACTGGCGTTGGCTGACGAAAGCACCATGCAGTTCGGCACGATAACCGACGCCACCGAATAGTGGGGCGGGCGAATGAGAGAGATTACCAACGGATATTGGTGCCACTCAGACGTCAATGTCGTCTCTGCCCTGATGTCGCCGAATCACGTGATACATGGGGGCGACATTGACCCAAACCACACACTACAGCCTATTGAGCTGGCATACAGCTATGTCAAGTGGGTGCCGCCCCGCAAGAAACGCCCCCACAGTACGGTGCCGGGCATGGTCCATTCGATAGAAGCGGAAGAGGGCGAACTCGTCCCTGTCGTCATGTTCGCCCTCAAGCCGTTTCGGGGCGGCTTCGGCCTTCACCAGTACAAGTTTCAGCTGTGGCATCGTGGCGGGTTGTACGCTGACACACGCCACTATGCGGGGACGCACAGAAGGTTGCTAGAGGAAGTGAGGGCGCAGCTCGCGCGAGCGAAGGAAGAGCGAGGGCGCGAGATGCAAGCCCGTCGCGAGGGTGCGTCATACATTCTCGAGGACTGCGAAGACACAGGAGGAGCGAAGGATGAATCAGACACACGCCGGGCCCCCCGAGTCGTCCGCGCCTGAACTGACAGCGGACGCAACAGCGCCGCAGACGCACGAGCTATGCCTACTGACCGGAGAGGCGGTCGTGGTGAAACCGACAGGGCGGTTCGGTCGGGCTCTCGCCGGGATGATGTCATCGGTCATGGGGTGCGCTCTCTCAACACCAGACGACGAGCTCTATGCAGACCTGCAGAAGACGCACCCCGAGTGGGACGAGGAACGGTTGACAAGAGAGATACCGAAACGCCGGGAGCAGAAGATGTCCGAGGCTATGACAAAAGCCGTTCAGTTCGTAGCCGCTGACATGAACGCCATGTATCTTCTGGCGGGCACGGCTGTTGGTCACGACCTCGCTTGGGCTGAAGACAACCTGACCCCCGGCGAGGCCGCTGACATCGTAGAGCGTGCATGGGATCCGGTGTTCGGCGTGGACCGCTACTTGGGAAACTTGCCCTCGCTCCTGACACGGGTCGTGCCGGGGGCAGCGAACCTGACAGACGACGAGCTGAAGCAGGTGCTTTCCGATTTTCAGGGTACGCAGCCCGAGTCCTCCGACTGACGCCGCGAGAATGCGACAACCTCCCGTTTGACGTGGTAGCCGAGGCGTACTTGATCGGCGTCCACATGGAGGCTCGACGAATCTGGTTTGAGGCGTTGGCGGTATGGGCGGGCACGATGGGCAAGATGTCATTGTTGGACCGGATTCTACATCAAGGGTTGCACGTGTATTGGATTGAGGACGAAGGCGAAGGCGACGAGGGCCCGCCGCAGGAGACTTCAACAGGGACCACAGAGGACCTTGAGCAGGCACTTGAAAGCCTCGACCCGAGGATCGCCGCAAAGCTGAGAGCCGCGCTGGGCTAGTACCCGCCGTAGCAAGGGCCTGAGAACGTTGCGCTACGGGCGAATATGGCGGTCTGGCGGGCATCCTAGAGGGTGACGGGAGGCGAAGCCGATGTTCAGCGGGATGGGCGCGGGAACCATGCGGCTCGGCGTGATGGTTGCGCTGAGTAACAAGGCCGCGATGCTCAAGCTCAGCCAGATGGAAAAGCGTGTCGGACGATTCGGGAACGTCTTGAGAAAGATGTCCACGACGTTCGTCACTGGCGGGGCCGCAATCGCTGGCGGGCTCGCTCTATCCGTCAAGGCGGCGGGCGATTTCGAGCAGGCGCTGGCAAACACCAACTCGGTCGCGAACGCAACTGGTGCCGAGTTTGCGCAGATGCGGGCGCTTGCGCTGAACATGGGCAAGACCACGACTACCAGCGCGACGACGGCGGCGAGTGCGATGTATTCGCTTGCCTCAAGCGGCCAGAAAGCCGGGGAGATCATGTCCACACTCCCCGGCATTATCAAGCTGTCGAGCGCAACGGCGCATGAACTTGGCAGCACAACAGAAACCGTAGTTGCAACGCTCAAGGGCTACGGCATGGAGGCCACCGAGACCGGACGTGTGACCAACACGTTCGCTGCCGCTATCGGCGCATCAATGGCCAACATGGATCGACTGTCGCAGTCCATGACATACGTAGCCCCGATTGCAAAGGCGGCAGGCGTCTCCTTTGAGGAAACCGTTGCGGCACTCTCTATGCTATACGACCGTGGTATGCAGGGCTCAATGGCCGGGACCGCGTTGCGACGGGTCTTGCAGTCAATCGTGGACCCGACGGATGAACTGAGGGCCCGACTGATAGAGGCTGGCGTCGCGGAGGGTCAGTTGACGCCGGGCATGGCGAGCCTCGGAGAGATCATGGACGCCGTTGCGGCGAGCGGGATTGACCTCGGAGAGGTATTCCAAGACTTCGGGGCGCGCGGGGCTGTCGCTGCAACCACGATGATCCAAGAGGGGAGCGCGGGCCTGAACAAGATGCAGGCGAACTTCAAGGACACAACGGCGCTCTCTCGCATGTACGCGACACAGACAAACACGCTCAACGCGCAGCTGAAGATTCTCTGGAACACCCTGCAGGCCGTTGCGATTCAGGTGGGCGAAAAGCTCATGCCTTTCATCCGTAGGATCGTTGAACACATCAAGCGGTGGGCCGACCGGATTGCGAACCTCAATCCAAAGACAATCGAAATGGCCGCGAAGATCGCTGCGGTGGCATCCGTGGGCCTGATCCTGGTCGGCGTCATTGGGAAGCTGAGCGCAGTACTCGGTGCGGCCACCGGACCTATCGGCCTCATTCTCCTTGCGCTGACAGGCTTGGTTGCCGCGTACCAGTGGGCGGGCAACACGCTCAACGAGTACCACGAGCACCTACGAGAGGGCCGCGTTGAAGAAGCAAAAGCAATGGAGGGCAAGGCACGATTCGCCGCCACGATCAAGGCGCTATTCTCGGCCGGATTCTGGAAAGCCCTCGGGAAGGATATCGTCAACTGGGCGAAGCTGATGGGAGCAACGTTCGTCGCCCTTGCGACGACGGCGGCGCAGCAGTTCGGGAAGATCAAAGACATTATCAACCCGAAGAACTGGTTCAAGAAGGACTTTTGGTCCGGGCTCGCGTCCGACTTCGGGAAGGGTCTGCAGGAGAACCTCGCAGAGCTTGCTACCCGCTGGAAGATCGACCTGCCGTTCGACCGAGAGGGCACAATCAGCAATGTCGCGCAATACATACAAGATGCACTCACAGAAGGCAGTGATGTTGCGAAAGAGCTTGGAGTTGGGCTTGGCGAGAAGATAGGCAGCGGCATCATCGAGGGAGCCACAACGGCGCTCGGAGAATGGCAGGGACCGCCACTACCGCCCGACGCGGTATTGGAACCGGGGCAGATGCTCGGCCCGTCCCTCGAGGAATGGGAGGAATGGAAGAGCCGGATGGAAAGCCTGCGAGAGTACGCAAACGAGACGGCGGCTTCCGGCCTCGCTACCACAGAGCGGTTGACACAGGGGTTACTTGTCACGGAGGGCAAGTATTTCAAGGCGATGAAGAAGGTGTTTGCGCAGTTTCTGAAAGACACGCTCATGGGGGTCGTGCGGCAGAAGGCGCAGGAGCTGTTGGCAGCGAAGATTGTCGCCGTTGGCGAGGCGTTGATGAAGGGCACGCTGAACTGGGCCGCGCTCGCGGCGATTCCCGGCATTCTGGCAGCGTATGGCGCGGCCGTCGCGGCACTCGGGTCGATCAAGAGCTTCCATTCTGGCGGCGTCCCCTACGAAGAGATCATCAAGGTTCGCCCGCGCCGCGAGGCCGTCATTGACTTACCGTCGGCGCAGCGCGGAGGGTTCGGAGCGTCGTATCTGCCAGCGGCTGCGGGCGCCGGTGTTTCTGTGACGATTCAAACCGGTGATGTACACGTGCGGACAGATGCGGATATTGACCGGATAGCGCAGCAACTTGGCGGCCACATTCTGGATCACCTTGCAACGCACGGAGTGTAACCATGGGACATCCCGTTTTCACCGTGATCGTCGGGACAGGAAACCCTGACACATGGGATGAGCTGCCGATTGGTACTGCGATCTCCGGATGGACGCAAGAAAGAAACTCGAATGTCGTTCAAGTCACGGGCAGCCGCGGGGGGCTTGACATCGCTGACGGCCTCTGGGCTCCCGGTGAGTTGACGGTAACCTGCGAAGTCTGGACGTCGAGCACGGGCGGCGCCACACTGCTTCAGATCCGTACGGGCGTGGTTGAGTTCTTTGATACGCTTCACGACCACATCGGAGACCAGATAGGTATCCGAGACGAGGTGGATGGCCAGAAGCTAGTGTGGCCCATCTTCACATACGATAGCGTGCGGCGGGTCGGGGTTTCGTTCAGGACGCGTTCTCGCTTGAAGGTGGTGACCTGTACAGCGGTACTTGGACTGGATTCAGCACCCTTTGACACATCGCTTGAACTAGACGGATAGGTCGCTATGGCACTTCTTGATTGGGAGTTGCGGCTGCACCCTCCAAACCTCACGCCGTATATCGAAGTTGAACCCTCGTCCTACGCGTCGTGGAATATGTACGCCTACCTCGACTCGCTCTCAATCACGGTCAACGCCATGGGCGGCTGCCAGAGCGCCTCCTTCGCGTTGCTGTCCGAGTCGGACGACTACCTTTGGGGGGAAGGGGGGGGCGCTACAACCTATCAGAACGTCAGCGCCGGCACAACTCCGGTGACCCTGTGGGTGCAGGGTAGCGGCGACTCTGCGCTCGTCAAGCGTTTCCATGGCGTGATCATTCAGGCGGACGCATATCCGAGTGGCACCCCAAAGCGCCGCGCCTTCAAGGTTCGCGGGGTGATGGATTTCCTGCAGAAGCGCCACCTCCTGTATGCGGCTGATGACGTCACGCCCAACGACCTTTTCAAGGCGATTGTCTATGCGGGCCGGTCTATCTCCGGCGGGGCGGAATCGTGGCTCAACACGCGGTATGATCTGATCACCTATGACCCGTCATACACGATCCCCGAGGTTGACTTCCTTGATCCCGGCGCAAACGTCGCGAGGGGGCTCAAGTTGGCGGCCACCGTTGCCGGTGCCGACGCCGTCTATGGCGTCACAGCAACAACGGCGACGGCAGATGTCTCTCAGAACCACGGACAGGCGTATCTCAAGCAAACGACCGAGACGCCGGTTGAGCAGACGTTTGAACAGGGCGTCGATTGCGAAGTGACAGGGCACGTCATTGATGTCACCAACATGATCAACTGCGCGATCATCACGTGTCAGAAGCAGCTCGCCGGAGGCGATCTCACGCTTCGGCTTGAACCAGACTCGACGCCAACGGGGACGCCTTGGCTCTACACTCACATTCAGGTTCCAGAGGTGTTCGACCCGGCGCTTGCGTACGAGTACGCAACGAACATCCTCGACACGCTGGACGACCCGCAACGCAAGGTGTCAATCCGTGTGCCGGGGTTCTGCGATCAACTATGGGCGAACGACATCATCAACGCGCCGATCTCAGTGAAGCTGCGGAAGGGGGCGAGCGCAACCACGCTTCACGTGGACAGCTACACGTTGAAACTTGATTCCGACGGTTCCTGTGAGACGACCCTGAAGGTCGGACCCGCGCCAGAGGTGTCCCTGATGTCTGTGTATGGCGACATGATGCGGAACGTCGTAGTCGCAAACATCGGAAACTTCTGGAGTTCTGCAGAGCTGGCGGCACGAGATTCCGATGTGCTGCGCGACTGGAGACGAGGTGTTGCACGCGACCACGGAATCGGCAACTTCTGGGCCGCCGCCCTTCATGACATGGAATCGGTCGTGCCTGTTGACGACGTGCTGGAAACCGAGCCCTCAGGGTGGCCTAGCTGGGACTGGCAGCACAATACCGAGGACCAGAAGATCGAGCCCGCCGGGAGTGGCAACGGCGCGGCCGAGTCGATCTTCATCCCAACGGGTCGCTATGCAGCGAAGGCGATTGTGTTGGTCGATAATGTTGGGTTTGCAGTTCGCGGGAGGTCCGATCACTGGCAGAAGAAGGAGTGGGAGTCCGCGTGCTTCATTGGCTATGACGCCACGCACGGCCTGTCGGCGAGTGGCATCACAGATCCAACCTTCGATGCTATAGCCTACACCGACTACCTGTTTTCAGACGAGCTTGATGAGTCACCGTTGACGATGCGTGTGCACCAGTTCACAGACAGTTCCGACTCGACGGTGCCCACGTCTTGGGCAGACATGGCCGCGCTCACGTCATACATTGACGTGTTTTGGGCTCTCGAGGGGACGACGCAGGGGGCGGCGAAGTATTATGGCGTTCGGCTCTTTCAGCCGTCCGGTAGCAGCACGATCTATGCAGCCGCCGGCTGGTACGAGGGCGGGACGGGATTCGTCAACACGCATTGGACTTCTGCGTCGCCTCCATACGGGAGCTTCACGGAGGGCAGTAGTGATTTCATGTCTATTGTCTGCACGATGCCTGTTGACGATAACGACTACTGGTCTGTTGCGATCTACGATGGTGAGGTCGGCGGCTCAGCACTATGGAGTTTCAACGAGCAGGTGGACATCGGGGTCAGTGAAGCGCACAACCCGAGCCTCGGTGACGAGTGCTATCTCGCCGGGATGCGCTGGGTTGACTATCACCCCTATTTCAAGTGCTCAGGCATCCGCTCGCTGTCTGTTGCGGGGCCAGACGACATCCCCTGCGCGGTCACGCGTGATGGTACGACGTGGAAGACCGGGACGTGCAACTCCCTTCTCAGTCTCACAGGGGGTACGGCGTGGAGCGGTGACGAGGTTGGGGTGCGCTTTGCCGTGTCGATGGGACCCCGGGACGCCGTCGCAGCATGGGGAATAGGCTTCCTAACCGTTGACGAGGTGTGACATGGCAACACTTGAATCCCTCGAAGAGGCGATCAACGCCGAACACCAGATGTTGAAAACGGGCATTGGGCGCGTCGAGCGCCACCTAGAGCTACTGAACGGGCGTGTGGGCAAGGCGGAAACGGGTATCGCTTCTGTGGAAGCCCGAATGCCACAGAAGGGCCGCACGATCATGACAAAGGAGGATTGCCAAGCCCTACGCGGTATGACTGTTGCGCATTGGGTGGCACTGGTAGGCCCCGCGTTAGCAGTTGTCGTCGGATTCCTCCTTAGGGGAAAAGGCTGATGACCAAACGGATTGCGGTAGCTGTTGGCCACCATGGCCCTCGGACAGGAACGTGGTGGCAGGATCCAGAAGGAAGTCTTGATGAGTACGCCATCGCCGCCCGCTTTGCCGTTGCTGCTATGGGGCGGCTTCTAGAGCTTGGATGGGAAGTCTATCCAATCACAGGGACGTACAAATACCCCAACTACCTGTATGAGAAAGCACAGCTCGTGGAGAAGATACAACCCACGCTTGTGATCGAGTTCCACGCGGACAGCCGATGCAAGGACGGAACGCGCGGTACTCGTTGGCGTGGCTGCTTTGGAGCCGTTTTCGACGAGGGGAAGATACCAGATGAGAGCGACTTCGCGGCAGGGATCAATGTCGTGTACTACGAGGCGAACCAACAGGCACGGTCGCTCGCGCTCAAGCTCGTCCACTGGACGACGGAGCATAGCCGATTCTCCCGAGCGAACGATGACGGCCTCGATCCTCGCCCCCTTGTCAGCACGAAGCACCGTAAACGTGTCTATCTGCCGCTTGCCTGTGACCCTTCGTATCGGCGGTCACAACACGACAAGCGCAGTCGTCGCTGGCACGGTTGCCCCTGTGTGTTGCTCGAGTGTGGCGCCGTCACGTCCCCTCAGGACCGGGCTGTTTTGCGTGACCAACCTAGAGCTGCCGTACAGGTTGCGTTTGGCGTTGGCAGCGCGTGTGAAGAATGGTACATGACCCACTGTGCCGGAGGGCAGGCAGATGCAGGGAGCACATGAGCCGGTCAATGGTGTTCGGCGGTATCAGATCACCCGACGGTGCCTCGCGATCATTGCCGCCCTGACTGCAAGCCTGATAGCGTGGGTTGCCGTCAAGCGGATGCAGACCCCGGAACAGATACTGGCTGTGCTTGCAATCGTGTATGGCGCCTTCAACGGTATCGCGAACTCCTACTTCATGAGCAAGGCGGCGGGGAGGTAGGGCACTATGACAAGCGGCGGGTTGACCTGTGGACACGGTAACTTCGTGAGCGGCGCCATTCGCTGGCTGACCCGGTTCCGTGGTGAGGCGCCCGTATTCACAAACCATGCGTTCGTCCTGTTGTCGGGCGGCCGGTCTGGAGCCGAATCTTTGTTCAAGGGGGTCACTGAGTTCAGTGACTATCGAGACCGGTACGACAATCAAAAGTCGTGGTGCGTCACGTTCGAGTGTGTACCCACATATGCTACGCGGCCGGGCACGTTCAATCGCGCAGCAATCGACGCGAAGCTGAAGGCCTACGTTGGGCGCGAATACGACTTCTGGTGCATCGCAAAGGCCGCGCTCGACGGTCTCGCGTCGAAGGTCGTTGGGCGTGACGTGTTTCTGTTTCGACGGCTGCGAGTCGTGTTCTGGAAACGACAGGAGCGATGGAACATCTGTTCGTGGTTGTTCTGTTGGACCCACGAACACGGCGGCTGGCGAGTGTGGGGGCACGTCACACATACCGAGAAGAAACAACGCGGCACTCGACTGCGGCTCACGCGCGTGATTCGATTCGAGCCGTTACCGTGTTCCCGCGTCACACCCAACGACATCGAGCGCGACGTGTTCTTGGAACGCCCGTATGCCTACCGTATCACAGACGAATGCGGCCGCCGGCCGCGCGGCCTTCCCGCATCCTATCGCCACAAGATCGAGACCGACCTTTCCCGCTAGCGACCCCGGCGACTCCCGCCGATGTCACAGGCCCCGCCCACGATTGGCGGGGCCTTTCTCTATGTAGCCCGCACGCGGCCACGCACCCACGCTAGACAGGGTAACTTCTAGGCGGCTTTGGGGGCGAAATAAGGGCTTGACATATCTCGGCGAATCCGTTAGTATATAACTGAGAGTTGGAGGTAGGGCGGGGACGACGGGATTGCGCCGCTAGATGCATTGACAGCAAAGGCTCGACGGGACGCGACCCCGACCCAGTGCGACGCGGGCGGCGGTGGCCAACAGAGGACGGCCGGAATAGCAGGAGCGAGGCGAAGTCGAGCGGCGGTGCCCGAAAGGGAGGTTCCCAGCCCGGTCGGCGAGGGGCAGCCTGAGGGTCAACCCGCTGAGGCGTCCGCTCCGCGACGAACAACCTGACCCACCACTGAAACGAACGATGAGCGAGCAAGATCGAGTTCGACCTGCGGTAGAGACGGCACAGGCGGCGGGCGTGAGTGACACCGCCCGCCTGACACGGAGGGCATGATGAAGCTGACCCCGAAAGAGCGAGACGTGCTGCTTGCTGTCACGCGCTCCAACTTCTTCTGCAGCGAGTGGCCGACCAGCCCGGTGTATTCGTTCTCGGTGACGGAACAGTGTGAGGTAGTGAAGCCCGCCAGCATCGGCGGCGTCATCGCCTCGTTGATCAAGAAGGGCCTCGCATACTCGGAACCGGACGAGGACGGCGGGCCGGGTGTGGGTAAGCTCGATATGGTCGGTTTGACGCGTGAGGGTCTCTCGGCGGCCGAGGCGATCAGCAGGGTGCAGAACAAGAGTTGATTGAACGTGCGACGGCGGGCGTGAGTGACACCGCCCGCCTGACATGGAGGTAACGATGACAAGCGGACAGACAGAGCGGAAAACGGATGTGCGTTTCTCGCTGCACACGGACGAGATTGCGGCGATCACGCTTGAGTTCGACAGGGACGGCGAGATCATTGGCGAGACATGGACGCACCGAGACGGCTCGAAGTGGACGGTCGACCGTGGGAATGCGTCGGTGCTACCCGGCGCGTGGACCACAAAGACAGGTGACGTCTGTGCGGTATGTGGCAAGCCCTTCCAGCAGGGCGAGCGAATAGCCTCACTCGCATACGGGGATGACGTTGACTTCGTTCACGCCGAATGTACCTGCGATCTCAGTTCGCAGAGCATCGAGTGGTGATCTCAAGACGGGAGGGCATGATGCTAGGACGCACGACGTATAAGACGCTGCTCGCGATGGTGAACGGGCTGAACATGGACCTGTGCGACAGGCGTATGTACCGGGTCATCGTGACCGCGCTGGCGGGCGGCCGCTATCAGGTGACGGCGGCATTCAGTGAGCCCGGCCGCGCCGAGGACGTGCTGGGGACTAATCTCAGCGCCCGCGAGACCCGGACGATGCTCAACGGTATCTACATCGGCCTCATGTTCAATCATGCGAACGCTGGCAGGCACAGGGACGTTACGCTCTAGGGGGACGACATGAGGAAGCGAGTGGGCTACATCTACGACGGGCCGGAGCGACACCGGGACATCACGATCTGTCAAGACTGCTTGGACGAGCGCGACCGGATGGGACAGTCGGACGGGCGCGACCCGGATCCGTCGCCCGGCTGGTACGAGATCGAGCCGTCAAGTACGGACGCCTGCGAGCGGTGCGGTGACCTGATCGCATACGACAGGCCCGAGGTCCGGCAGTACTGGTACGAGGACGTCTACACGCAGGTGTGCGAGGCGCTGATGGCGGTCGAACGTGCGCTCCGGCGAGGGGAGCGACTGGATGAGTTCATCGAGCACCAGATGTCCGGCAAGGAGATTATGAGCGACCGCGAATGGAGAGCGATCGCCAACGTCGGCGCTGTCAAGGTTGACATAGACGATCCCGAACCGGAACCTGAGCAGGTGTGGCGGCACTTCTGCGGTCTCGCGAATACGCTTGAGATCACACGGGACCTGCTCCGTGGTGCGATCAAGGCGACAGCAGAAGGGGGTGCGTGAATGACGAACGGGGCCAGACACAGACTGACACGCGAAGAGGCGCGTCGAGCGCAATGCCGGATTGGCGCAACAGACGACACGAACATCACTGATGAGCCTCGCTTCAGGCCGGGAACAATGATTCGCGTACGGCTGCTCAACGGGGCCGTCTTGGAGCGGTACTACACGGGGAGCGGGTCACGGTACTATCTCGTCTATGGGGAGAGGCTCATGCCGCAGGACATCAAGGACGACGGGTCCGGCTGCTGGCAGGACACATTCCTTGCAACGCTCGCTATTGCACAAGGGAGGATCTGATGTCGTGCTACGACCACGCACACGCGGAAGAGACTGACCCGATCATGATGACCGGAGCGCACCGCGTGACCTATCGCGGAGACGAAGTGCTGGACTGTGACGGCTGCGGGCGCGTGTTCCGCATCGGCGATACGATGTGGGTGCTGGATGCATCGGGTACGCCGAGCGGACACGTGCTGCTCTGTCAGTCGTGTATGCAGCTATGGGCTGCTGACGACGAGTAGGCCGAAGCAAGGAGGATACGATGTCCTGCTACGAGGTTGCACTAGACCAAGAGAACGATCCGCGCTCCACGGTGCGGGTCGTACGGTACCACCCTGACGATGATGTCTCATGCGACGACTGCGGCGCTGAGTTCGTCGCCGGAGAGCGGTTCTACGTGGTCGGCGTTCCGGGCAGTCCGTCCGGTGCGGTTGTCCTATGTCAGCGGTGTTGGGAGAACGCGACCGCCGATGTCAACATGGAGCGCGGAGTGTAGCACTACCGAAGGAGGCCCGATGTCACGGAAGACGTATGCAGACAAGTACACCCCCGAAGAGCGCAAGGCGTGGCGAGAACGTGCGGCGCGATACCTCGAAGACGTCGCCGGCGAGATCGTCACGGACCCTGACCGCCTCACCGAATGGGCGGTGCGGTGGCAGAGCGGATTCCATAACTACTCGCTGTGCAACACCCTCTTGATCCTCGCACAGCGCCCGGACGCTACGCTCTGCGCGAGCTACAAGGCGTGGAAGGCGCTCGGGCGACACGTCAAGGAGGGCGAGCATGGGTTGATGGTGTTCGTGCCGATCAAGGGACGGCGCGTCGTTGAAGACGACGGCGAGGACAAGGTGGTCGAGTGGCTACGCGGGTTCACAACGGGCAAGACCTTCGACGTGAGCCAGACGGAGGGCGCGGACTTCAAACTGGACATACCGCTCCGGGCGTACGCCGCCGACATGGACGTGCTGTGGGCCGCGACTGAGCAGTACGCCGCCGAGGTCCACGACATCGTCACCGACGACCGCGTGAACACGATAGGCGGCCACACGAACGGCAAGAACGGCAAGGTCTATAACGCGCAGGACCGACCGGTGGCGATTCACGCGCTGGTCCACGAGTGCGCTCACAACGTACTCGACCACAGCAACCGGCGCGAGACCACGACACGGGGTCAGCGCGAGACCGAGGCAGAGGCGACGGCGATGGTCGCCTGCCGTATGCTCGGCATGACCGTTGAGGGCGGCGGTGAGTACCTCGGGTCGTGGCACGCAGACGTGGACTACATCAAGGCTGAAGGCGCCCGCATCCTCAAGGCCGCAGTCACAATCGCAGATGCCGTGTCGGCGGTGATCGACGAGGCACGCGGCGAGCCGCACAGGCTGAAGATCACCGACATGGTGCGGTGATGCTCAGATCGTTCAAGGAGTAGCGACTAAAGGAGGTCACAGATGGCAAGTCGAGAGCCGCTAGTACACTTCCGGCCCGTAGTCAGTCGAGGCCTGTGTCCGTACTGCAAGGACGCTCGAAGCGAAACGAACGACCCGCGTCGAGTGACGTGCTATGTGTGCATCGTACACATGGACCGCATTGACCAAGAGTGCGCAGCCGAAGAGGGGTATTCACAGTTCACGCGCGTCCGTGCGGCGCGGGTGATGGGTAGATGATTCAAGGACAGGCGGGGCGTTGACGTGTTGCGCCCTGCCTACACACCGGGAGGGACTGATGGCTCCGGTACCGCAGAAGCGAATCACGTGGGAATACATACAGAACAACGCGGCGTTCGTGAGCACCGCATGCCTCCGACCGCCGTGGCGGCTCGAAGTCGTGCGCGGTCCAAAGGTAGGCCGCTCACCCCGGCTCTACACCGTCTACGCCGACCGCCAGCATCGGCCGCCCGACCACGACGTACTGCTGGCCGGCGAGCTAAGGGCGAGGGGTGTGATCGACTGGCTCGCTGGCTTCGCAGCCGCGCGGTTCATGGCCCGCAACTACGACGCGATCGCCAACGTGATTCCCGGCGAAGATGAAGGCAACGTGGCATGAGAATCCGAGTGACAGACAAGCAACTCAAGCAACTGCGAGCGATGCCCCCAATACCAGAGTCGTCAGGGCTGACGTGGGACGAGGCCAGCGCGATTGCAAAGAACGCAACACCGCTAGGCTTCTACGTCTGGTTCGTGCCCGCAAGTCGGCATGGTGTTGTGGTGCGGCTGGTGTATCGTGGCAGCTGGCGCTACGACGCGACGGACCTTCGCGCGGCTTTTCGTTGGCTTGACAGCTTTGAGAACGCGGGCGAGCCCATGAATCAGGACTTGCAGTTCGTGGAACGCGGAGCATCGCAGAAGGAGGAAGACCGCGTCCCCGAGGCCGAGGAAGATTCTTTGTGGGGCGACGACGACGAGTATCAAACTACTTGACAGATCGGCGGGGTCGTTATAATATCGACCACATGAAAGGGGGGTGCGATGGCTAGACGGCTGAAGCCAGCTCGGCTCGACACGGAGCTGAGAATCATCATGGACTCGCGGCAGAAGGCCGCGCTGAAGCGGGCTGCGAACATAGCAACCCGCCGGACTCATCAGAACGTGACGATGGCAAGCATTGCGCGAGAAGGTATCTCGCTCATGCTCGAACGGCTAGCGCAGGAAGAGGCCGAATCGCAACGTGACGGCAAAGCGTAGATGAAGAAGTCAAGCCACAGACGGGGATGGCGGCAGCGGCCGGGGTGGAGGCATTTCCGGGCGTGGCTGGTAGATACAAAGACGAGGGTCGTTGCGAACGAAAAGGCCGGTTGCGTTAGAGTCATCTTCCCTGTGTTGCGTGGCTGGCTCCTACACCATCCGAAGTACGGAGTGGAGGCGAACTGGTCGAAGCGACATCAGCTGGTTCGGTTCCTCGTGCTAACGAAGGATGTTGAGGTGGAGCTGGCTCTCGCCGACCCTGAAGTGATGATGCAACACCTGATCGGGTTCGGGTGGACGCGTCGAAAGATCGAGGAATGGCTTGATGCAATATGGGGGCCGCGTGGGCCGCTTGCGATCCCCCGCGAGGACTATCTGAAGATTGCAGATTTCGCTGAATGGTGGGAGGCGCAGCGAAGCAAGAGGAAACGCTGATGTTGAATCCCGTTGACTGTGCGCGGCTGACAGAGCTAGGATGGCAAGTGGTGGGGCGACCCGCACGCCCCGCCGCTTCCCCAAGGATGCCCAAGTGTCACCACGACCGTGCCTTGGGCATCCTTGTTTTGGTACCCGGCCACAACCGGAGGGGAGCCGAATATGACACACAAAGAAGACGAGCGACAGCTGCACAACGAACTCACACCACTCACGCGCGTGCTTCGATCCACACTTGCACCTGCCTTTCACGACACCCTCACTGACTTCATCAACGATGACGAGCCGGAAGGCGGGCTTGCGGCTGTAGTCGAGGCGGCGCGTGCTCTTGCCCCGACCATGCCGGATGCTCTCGACATTCTTGTGCTGGTAGCTGACGCCTATGGGGCAGTGGCTGCCGCAGCAAAGCGCGAAGTTCAGCGAGTGTCCTTGGAGCGAACGACGGCTGAAAGATGGGGCGTGGTATGCCGAGAAGTGATGCGGGTTCTTCTCGAAGAAGACAACCACAAGAGCGTCAAGACGAAGGCGGGGTTCACGGTATCGCGGCTCGAGGGCAGGGACAAACTCATTGTCACAGACATTGAGGCAGTACCCGAGGAGTTTGCGCGATACACGAAGAGCGGCGACACGAGGAAGGCGTTGACACACATGAAGCAGACCGGAGAGCTGCCGCCCGGTTTTGCGTGGGATCGGACGCCGGAATCGCTGCGGATCACATCGCCGAAGTCGTGATCGGAGAACGAGCAAGGGGGAAGCGATGAACAAAACGTACTGCGGGAGAGCAATGGACGAGCGATGGCGTGACTTCGAGTTCACAGATAAGGCACGCCCGCCGGACACGGAAGTGTGCGCCAAGTGCCGACAGGCCGCAACCCGTACGCAACCCGACGCTGCAACGTGGCAGCTGGTACGCTCAGCTTCGGGCAAGGTGTTTCATATCGGCGTGCCGGACGAGAAGCCGGAAGAGGGTGCTGTTGGGGAAGGTCGGATCGTTACCAACGAGGCCACAGGCAAAGAGGTGGTTGCCGCTCCTGTGATCCCGGTCAACGGCAAGGACGTGTTCGAGCAGATGGAGACGCTCGACATCGCCCTCATCCAGAGGGAGCTATCCGGCGAGGCCCTGCTCCGCGAGCTGGTTGTCCACTGGCAGGACGAGAAAGGACAGGACCACTACCAGCTGAACTACAACGGCGTGAAGGAGCTGGCTCGAACCTACCAAGAGCACGGGCAGGGGATCACCATTGACCGATGCGAGGTCTTTGTCGAGGAGGTCACGCAAAAGGATGGGACGGTCGTTCAGGTGTACAACGCTGACTGCTGGGCAACCGACGCGGACGGGATGAAGCGATATGGTTCCGGTAGCCGTGCGGCACTGAATCGTTACGGCGAATGGGACCGGTTTGCTCGCCGAACTGCGGCGAGCCTAGCACAGCGAAACGCGCTAGCGGCCTGCCTGCCGATAGCGAAGGTGGAACTGTTCATCAGAACCGCAATCGAAGGGGGGCGGGTTGTATCAATCCCGCCGCCGTCCAAGGGACGCACGGAGGCTGTGCGGGACGAGCCTCGCCAGATTGAGCGGAAGCTGGATCCTAAGGAGGCGCGGGAGCGGGCACTCAAACGGTTCTTCGTCGCGTGGGATCAGGTGATGACACACGTTCGTTGGGACCCGACGGAAACGACCCGCGACGAGGTAGAACGACAGGGCCGACGCGCTCTCATCTGGACAGTGACCTCAAGTCAGGCGTGGCGTGATATGTTCGCCGGAGACGGCGGCGCCGGTCGTGGGTCGTGTGACAGTTTTGACGGGATGAGCGCGAACATGATTGAGTTCGTGCGGACGGTCTTGGATCGGAAGATAGAGAGTTTCGTGCTTTGGATGGCCAACAAGGGCTATGAGGACGTACTGGCTGATATGCCGATGAAGGAGGTTGCGGATGCGGAGAGTGGACCTGCCGCGCCCCACGAAGAAAGAGCGCAGTCGCGCGCGGTCCCGGGCCCTAGGGAGGTCGGGGATGACACAGCGGGAGCGAACCCGCCAGAAGCGGAAAGCGAGACGCCGACAGAAGGACAAGGCGCCGGGGCCGAGCCGCTCCAAGAACGCATTGATATGCTACAGACGTGCCTGTCGTTGCTGGACGCGATTGTACTTGCCGTACGGTTGACAATCCCCGACGGGGACGCAACGGGGGCCAAAGCAGAGCTCGTCAGAAAAGGAATGCGCGAAGGGATCCTCGGCGCGATGCGGATCAAGGCTCTCTCCGAGCTGCCCTTGGCAGACCTCAAGCGGTTCGCTGCGGTCCTAACAGAGCACGACAAGGCAATCGTGGAGTGGCTGCAAGCGGGTGACTATCTCATTGCCTCCCGGGCACAGAAGATGCCGGGAGCCACGGCATTCATGAAGGCCCGAGGAACGGTGAGAGACGACCTTCCGTTTTAGGTCTTGAGGATATGGGGGGGCGAGATGGATGGGGCCCATCTCGGGAGGGAGCGGGAGGTGTGTTGTTCTGAGGGGTTCGGATGCACTCCGCTTCCTCCTTTCCTCCCCGCCAAGAGTACTAGTTCTACTAAGAGATAGAAAACTAGTAGTAGTAGTAGTGGCAGTGGATTAGTGGATAAGGGCGCGAAACTCATTGGTGCGAGGACGGTTAGGCGGTGACGGGTGGTGTTGGTAACTCAGTTGATAGTCGTGGACGAATGTGGACGCCGGGCGCGTTGGGCGAACTTATCAACTGTTATCCACTGCTTGTCCACAGACTACACAGGAGGTTATCCACGTGGAGGCACAGAGGTGGCGCAGGGCCAAGGCGCGGCCTATAGGTGGCACGATTGTTGCCGGCACCCCATGGGACCCGCAGGGGAATCCTGTGCCCAAGGTTCGGACGACGCGCGGTCAGAAGTGGCGCACACACAAGACCGTGGTCAGCACAAGAACGGGGAAGGCAGAGAAGCGGCTGACGGCGTGGGGACGGTACGTGGCGTTCGCGAACTGGTTTCGCGCCGGACTGTCAACAGAGGTTCGTCAGCAAGTCGCGAAAGCACAAGAGACGATGGCGAAGGCGTCAAAGGGGGACGGGCAGGCATACTATCTCGACGTTCGGATCGGCTTCAAAGGGCGCCGGTTCGGAGACTCGGGAAATGTGTGCAAAGCGATTGAGGATATTCTGTTTCCGGGAAAGCGCGGTGGCGACAAGTGGCTCCACACACGGCTGGAGTACGTGAAGTGGGATCAGGGCGGCGGGTGGATTGAGTTCTTCTTGCACGGGCCGTACAGAAAGGGTGAGGTACCACCAGCGGGATTCGTCATCGGACCGAGAGTCAAGTCTGGAGGAGGAGTGACATGACGTTCGAGGAGAGAGTGACGCACGAGACGTTCGGGCCGTCCGGCATTGTGACGTGGACAAGGCCACACTTCTTGGCCGCCGTGACTCCCGCCCTCGCCGAGTGGCTGGCGGGGGAGATCGACAAGTGGTGGGGGGGTGTGTATGTGTCACCCCAAAACCTGAAGGCCCGCCTCGGCCTCCCGCTCTACGACAAGCCCGCGAAGCCGGAGGTGGACGTGGGGACGGAGGTTCGGAAGTGCGCGCTGGAGGTCAAGGACGTGATCTGGAAGCTGGCCGACAGACTGGAGGAGGAGTGACATGCACCCGACGATGTTTGCCCGACTGGTCGTGACGAGCTTCGCGGCGCTCTGCTTCTTCGCGACGTACTGCCTGTGGAGCCCCGCCGGCCGTGCGGCCGCATGTGCGTTCGGCGTGCTGGGCGTCCTGCTCGTGATCGGCGCGTGGTTCGTGGACTGGGAAGATACTGTAAGGAAGATACTGTATGGTGACTAGTAGGAGCGGACATGAAACGAATCATGGGAGGACTGACGATGAAAGATCAACCGAAAACGCTCGGGGCATACATCGCACGAGCAAGGATGGAAATGGAAGCGCGATACCCGGAGGTTGATGACGAACTGTGCGCGGCGGTCCTTGACGGCATCAACGAGTTCGAGAACGAGCTTGTGAAGCTGATCCGGTTCGATAGTCCTGTGATCGAACGCGAGGACGGCCCTACGCTCGTGGTGACGAAGGAGGCGGTGGAGAAGCTGGCGCGGGTACTCTTCTCGCGTCGGTGGCCCGGAGGCACATGGGGCGCGTCTGACATCACGAACGCCTCGAAACAGAAGGTGTCAGAGGATGACGCCCGCGCCGTCCTCTGCGGCCTGAACATCGAGGTGGCTGAGGGGGTTGTAGATGGATGGGTGTGCTCCCACACATACGGCGACAACGAAACGGAGGCCGAACTGACCGCGCCGCTCGATCCCGAAGAATATCAGGACGGCCAGCGTGTCCGCATCGCCGTGCTCAGGCCGAAGGAGGGGGAGTGATGCCTACATTCATGTTTCGTGTCGAGTTCCACGGAAACGAGGCGATGGGAGGCACCAGCGATGGCGACTGAGTGGATCGCCGTGGGGCCATGCGAGGGGTGGCGCGAGATCGACCTGCACGAGCTTGGCCGGGCGGCTTGTGCTGCGCTGAACCCGCCGACAGGGACGAGCCCGAAAGAGGACCACAAGAGCTTGCGGTTGCTCTACCGGCGGCACAGCGACCTCTACTGCGAGGCTGCGATTGAGGTGCTCCGGGCGGCGGGGCTCCTAGTCGAGCGACGGTAGCGGGTATGCAGGGCGGGACAGGACGCGACCCCTTCTGCGTATGTGTTGCGATTCTCCGACAGATAGGATGCGTGGAGCGGCTCGAAAAGCAACTCAAGGAGGCATACAGTGAGCGGAATCCCTGACATCTACATCGAGACGAAGATCACGGCCCGGCTGACTCCGCACGGCACGGAAGCGGAGTTGAAAGACATCGTGTTCGATGATGGAGAGGGCAACGTGGAGGGTCGGATGCGTGAGTTGGCGTGGATGGCCCTCATGGACTTCCTGCCGCAGAGCGGGCACGTTCTGGAATCGGCCAACAACGGCGAGTGGTATTGGGAGGTCAGGATTGAGCCCGACCATGAGGACGATGCGGAGGTGTGGGCTGAATGATGAAGGGGACAACTGACCAAACGAAGAGCGCGAACGAGATGAGTCGCGCAGAGCTGCTTGCGGCAACGCCCCGACAGAACTGGAATGAGGAGGTCGTTTGCCGGTCTCTTGTTCTAGTGCCTACCGGGAGGACGCACGACAGCGGGTTCGGTGCTATGGAGTTCGTTGCGCTCGACGCAGACCTTCAACCTATCTGCCGGATGTCGGGTTGCAGTGACGTCGTTCAGATCGACGGCATCGGGGGGTATGGGGAGTGGAACGCGAGTGGGGGTTTGCCTGATGCGGTCCCGCCGCACGGCTGGTCAATCGACTGCCTGAGGAAGAGCCGCCTCCTGCGAATCTTTTGTAACGGCCCGATCAAGTGCGGACCATCCCTGTCGAGCTTCGAGGTGTACTGCCAACCGAAAGGAGTGGGCCGATGAGCAAGCTGCGACGTGGAATACGGGCTGAAGGAGGCGGGCGAGTGATGCGACATCAGTTCTGCATGAAGACGCCGCTAGGTGTGCTGGTCCTGCCGACGTGTACGCGGTGCGGCGCACGCAATCCGGCGCTGACAAAAGACGAGGACGGCGCGTACACGATCTGCGACGAGCGGGTTATCCGTGCCGTCAATGTTGAGCCGGAGGCCGAGCTGCCCGAGAATGGCGATGTGTTGAAGGTCACGAAGGGTGAGGCGCTCCCGGTAATCGATGTCGATGCTCCCATGCCGCAAGTGACACCAGCGCTGACAAAAGACGAGGACGGCGCGTACACGATCTGCGACGAGCGGGTTATCGGGCTACCAGACCCGTTCGAGCTACCGGTTCGTGCGTATCCGAGCGGCTACGAAGTACGGGTATCGGGTGCTGTGCTTGATGTCTTGCGCGGCTTCCATAGTGTGTTTGGAAGGTGGCTGAAATGACGGTACGAGACGTGCTTGTGAAGATCCAAGATGAGTACAGAGAAGACGAGCGGCAACTTGGTATCAAAACGACCGTGAAGCGGTCGCCGTATTCGGTGATCAAACGGCTCGAAATGCGACTGGAAGCACTTGGAGCGTTGGACATAGTGATTCCAGAGGAGGAAGAAGGGAGAACGGAATGACAAGGCATCCCAAGCGCGGGCAACGAAACGGGCAGTCGCTCGTGCCGCGCGGGGGGATCGTGCGGGGCACGAGGCGGGAGCTACGACAGTATTGCAAACACAAGAACTTGCCTGAGCGATGGATCAAGCGCGACCGTCTAGGGTACTACTTGAAGCACGGAGACCGGGGACGGGGCAGAAACTGACGGGAGGAAGCGATGTTGCGCATCGTCATAGTTCTAGGAATCCTAGTGACGTTGGCAACCGGGGGCTGCGCCGCCGTCATCAGCACCAATGCCGACCACGTGGTTGAATGGTACGGGGCGGCGGTGGACTCGGCGGGGACAGAGTATCCCCCGGGCGTCATCGTCCAGTATGCGATTGAACGGTCGGTGGGCGGCGCGCCGTATGAAACGGTGCTCGATAACCTCGCTCATCTAGGCGCGAACGTACAGCACTCAGTGACCTTGACAGCCGAGAATCATGAGGCCGTACGCTACAGGGTGAAGGTCACGTTGTTAGTAGATGGTGAGGTCGCGGTACAACCCGAGGCAGATCGTTGTGTGACGGACGAGTTCCGCTGGATCGGCCTGTATTCCGGGAGCTGCGGGGTGAAGCGGCTGTGATGCTCGAGCGGGCGACGTGTGCTGCGTGGCTCATTGTCACGTCGTTTGTGGTGGTCGGGGTGCGGCCGGGACTGTGGATCGGTGACTGCGGAGGGGTCCGTTTCGCGGGACTGGCCGGTGCCCCGAGAGCTGAGTGCGGCAACGTGCCCGATGGGCCATGGTGGGGATGGTCGAATGAAGAGCGGGCGTGTGGCCCGCCGGGTTTCGCGATTCTGACGTTTGAAGATATCGAGTGGGACCCACAGACAGAGACCTTGGTTGCAGAACGGGTCCCGTTTGAGATGTTATTCAACATCAAATACTGTACGGTCCGGCCACAGGAGGACAACGGTGAGCGAGAAGACGGAGATAACGGCGAAGCTGAATCTGCCTCTTCGGACCCATGAGAACCGGAGAGACCGGATGCCTGCTCGCGTGAAAACGCGCGTGATCCGAACGGACAAGACACAGCTAGGGCGGCTGTATCTGGTGCTGGTGTGGGTTCGGGTCGCGGCGATGCGTGGTGAGCTGTCCACGCGGGAGGGCGGCTGGGTATGGCTGGGCGACTTGCCTGAGTTCATTGACCGTGTGCGTGTCGGTGACCGATACAGCATCGTCAAGAACGTGTACGACCTGCGGAAGATGGGGTTCGTTATCGAGGAACGCACAAAGGAGGGGCATGGGGTAGCCGAATACAGGATGGACCGCGCACAGGCGTGGGCCGAGTGGGTGACGTGGGTTCGCGATCTGGTCGCGCAAGAGGGGCGGCGTGTCCGACCTCTACGATCTGACACAGGCGAAGGAACGACACTATGGCTGTAGACTGGGGCGTTACACTCGAACGGTTGGGCGCCGGCCTAAGGGGTGATGAGATAACCCGCTTGGTTGTCGGGCCCACGCGCGACGGGCGATGCTTGTCGCTTCCCGTCGCGCTTTCAGGTGTTGATGTGAACACAGACGTGAAGACAGCTCGGACCTCCGCGAGTGTGCTGAGTCACGCCTATGTAGGGGCGCAGACTGCAGCGTTCAAGGGGATGGTAACGGGCTCCGGCGAATGGTTGGTTGAGACACCGCCTTCGCTGGGGCCACAATGGGGAACATCCACCACCGGGTACTGGTTCAAGGAGCTGTACCAGATCCCGACGGAGCGAGACAAGGAGACGACGATGAAGAACGCGGCGTACCAAGCAGTCATCTGGACACGCCCGAAAGATGGAGCGGCAGAGGATGTGATTTGGGAGAGCACAAGGGCGATCCCGGCGGCGAGCGAGATAGACGCGAAGCTCATGGCGTACTACCTCTATCTCAAGGAGGTCGGTATCGCCAAAGCATTCATCCCGACACAGATCATCGTTGCCGTGTACGCATACTGACGAAAGGGAACACAAGCGCGGCTGACGTGGAGTGCTCGCGGGCGGGGGGCCAAAGCCCCCCGCCCGCTCTTTCGTTTGCCCGGATTCGTCTTGACAGGAAGGCCGGGAGTGATGTATGGCAATCACGACAGGGCTGACCAGTGACAGGAGTAGCGGGGAAGGGGGGCGAGATGCCAAGGAAGGCAAACAGACCGGAACGTCCGGCCACTCCGGCGAAGCCGACCCCGAAGCGAGCCGGGCTGTACCGACCGCGCGGGGGAACCGACCACCCATTCACTGAGAATGTGGTAGTCGCGGCCCTGTTGGGCGATGTGATCATCGTTCAAGAGGGCGAAGTGAAGATCATATGTGTGTCTCCAGACGGCCTGCTTGTCAGATACGGGGATTCTCGAGAGCCGACAGAGACGGACCAGAAAGAACTGAGGCGATATCCAGAGGATACGGAAGTGTTCGTAGGGCGGGGGGCAGTCCGTGTGACTCCCGGTACCTACATGGTAGTGCGCGCACACGCCTAGAGAAGGGCGCACGGAAGGGGGCGAAGTGATGGTGTGGTGCAAGTGGTTGGCGGCGCTCGTGATTGCCGCCGTGTTGCTCGTCGGGCCCGCGACCGCGACGGCCGCGCCCGGTCTGTTCGTGTCGTCGTCAACAAGTCACGGCAACGACTGGTATGCGGCACAGGACACAGTGACGTGCAAGGCCGAACACGAGGACGTGGTTGTGCCCGATCTCAGCAGTGTGTTTGGTATGTACGTCTGGACAGCCTCGCAGAACACGAACATCTACGGCCTCGAAGTGAACATCTCAGCGCCCGGACAGGGAGGGTTCAAAACACTCACTATCGGGACCGGCACTCCGTATCACTTCCCGGGTCAGATCGACAGCGTGAAGGTGACGGGTGTCGGCCTTGCCGATTCCTGCAACGCGTGGTACGACATCATCTTCTACGGGTTAGACTAGCAAGAATGACAGGCGGGGGCTTCGGCCCCCGCCTTGAACATGGGGGCATGTGTGCGGACCAACATAATGCAGCGGGTGCGATTCAAGTTCTGCGCGGCTCACCGCTTGCCCGGTCATCCGGGTGCGTGTGCGGAGCTGCACGGGCACACGTGGCGCGGGACAGTCACAGTATCGGCGCCGGTCAGCGAAGTGACAAGCATGGCTACGGACTTCCTGACGCTGAAGAAGATCATCGACACGATACTACCAGACCACTCCTACCTGAACGACCTGAACCTAGAGGCGTCGCCCACGTGTGAGGCCATAGCTGACTACCTGTGGAAGTCGTTGTCGTGTGCGATGCCGCCGGGCGTGGAAGTGGTTGAGCTGGAGCTTTGGGAGAGCGACAGGTGCGGCGTTCAACTGACGGCCTGATTGATATCGCCGAGACGTTCGGCTCGATCCAAGGGGAAGGGTTGTGGGTCGGGACGCCAATGTTCTTCATCAGGTTCGCTCACTGTAACCTGAACTGCCCGTGGTGTGACACTGACTATCGCGCGACTGAGCGGGTCAGCGTGGGAGAGCTGATAACGCGGGTGATCACAATGAGCGCCCCGCACGTCTGTATCACTGGGGGCGAGCCCTTCGTGCAACGCGAGGGTCTAACGAAGCTCGTTCGTGAGCTGGCGCGGAGACGTATTCAGGTACACGTGGAGACGAACGGGACGTACTCACTCTGCTCAGGAGCGTCCCCGTCATGGCCCGCGGTGTGGGAATGGCCGTGGCTGACGGTTTCGCCCAAGGCGGGGCAGCCTGTTCGCATCGAACGCGCAGACGAAATCAAGGTCGTCGTCTTGGACGACGAGCCCCTACCCGACCTCGACCCGTCATGGCCTCAGGCTCGAGACTACTTCGTGCAGCCCGAGTGGAGCGGCGGGAATGAGGCGGCTGTGCGATTGGCAAGAAAGGTGATCGAACACGCGGGCGCATCGCCTTCATGGAAGATGAGCATTCAGGCTCACAAACTCATAGGACTCCGATGAACCACGACACCGCAAGACAGGAACGGGAGGCCGCAACCGTACGGCTGCTTGCAAGCATTGGCGAGCAGCCCGACAGGGAGGGCCTGCGCGGAACGCCAGCACGGGTCGCCAGAATGTGGGATGAGCTGACAGCCGGATATGACGCCGACATTGACGCCCTTCTGATGTCCTCTGTGACCGGCGATTGCGGCTTCAGTTGCCCCGACTATGACCAGATGATCGTGCTACGACACATCGGCTTCGTCTCAATGTGCGAACACCACCTGATGCCGTTCATCGGCGAGGCGTCCGTTGCGTATCTTCCCGGAGAGGACGGCCGGGTTGTGGGCGTGTCCAAGCTGGCGCGCGTGGTCGAGGCGTTTGCGCGGCGGCTACAGATCCAAGAACGCATGACGCAGCAGATCGCCGACGCGATCAATACGGGCCTGTCACCAGCGGGTGTCGGTGTCCATGTTCGGGCACGGCATCTGTGCATGGTCGCCCGCGGGGTGAAGCAGCAAGATGCGCACATGGAAACGACCGTCCTGCTTGGATCGTTTCGACAAGATGCGCGGACCCGAGCGGAGTTCATGCGGGCAATTCAGGGTGGTGGACATGAATAGAGTGTGGGTGGTGACAACCTTCTCTTTCGTGGCGCGTCACTGTTGGCCGGACGCTCCGACACACCTCGGTCATCTGCGACACGTGCACGAGCACGAGTTTCAGGTGCGGGCGTGGGTGGAGGTTACTGGCAAGGACAGAGAGCTGGCGTGTGAAGATGTGACCGAAGCGATTCGCGAATGGACAGAAAGGGAGCTGCCCGGAATGAAGGGCACGTTTTCGTGTGAAGCGGTCGCAGCAGAGCTGGCGGAACATCTGCGGGTCGAGATGCCAGCTGTCGGGGGGGGGCGGCGTGCCTGCCGAGTCGAGGTCACCGAAGACGGGAGGCAGGGGGGAGCCGTGGAGTGTGGCCTGTGATCCGGTTGCTAGACATTGACAGTGAAGAGGTCGTGCGTCCTCCAGAGTCATATGATCCGTGGTTCTGGTTCGCTGCGCAGCGGCAAGCGGGCGTGGAAGTAGAACATCATTTCGTGCGGGGAATGGGAGATGCTCATGTGCACCTTTCAAGCGGCGACCCGCTTGTGCTCGCGCTCTGGGCCGAGTCTCAAATGCCGCTGGCATCAAAGATTCTGCGGTTAGCGGGCGGGCGGGCATCGGTCTTGCCTGCGCCCCTTGGGTTTTGCGGCATGGGCTCGGTGGCACCGGCCGTCGCACAGAGTGCGTACCGGGACGCCATGATCGCGTTGCCGTCGTGTTTGACAGACGACGAGGCGCGCCGCTACGCGCGATATGACAGATCGATGGTCCTGACTGCCGACCGGAAGCATGAGGGCCGTGCGGTACCGCTCTTCACGACGCGTGGCTGTCCAAACGCCTGCGCGTTCTGCTTGAATACGATCTCGGGAAAGGTCCGCGGGTGGCGCGAGCAGAGACTAACGCCCGAAGAGGTCAGGTCTGTTGCAACCGGTATGCGAGAACGGTGGGGTGCTACAGGCTTTGTCGTTCTCGACAACGACTTCTTTGACGACGCCGGTCGCGCACTTGCCGTTGCAGGGGTGTTGCGAGACGTCGGCCTGCCATGGTACTGCATGGGGACGTCGGCCAGCGTGTTGTCTTTTCTGGAAGAAACGGGGATTGCGCTGACACAGCTGGTGCGCAGGTATGGCATGACTCATATACACACCGGCCTTGAGGGCGTCGGCCTCACAGAGCGGCGGCTATCCGGAAAGAACGCGGACATCAAACGGCTTGGGGAGCTTTCAGTGGCCGCCGCGCGTGAGCTGGGCCGTCCGGCAGTTATCTTCCTCAACGTGAGTTTTCTTCCTGGAGAGACTCCGTGGCACATGAGAGAAACGGCGCGTTTCTTGAGGGCATACGGCGCTGATCCAAGCGCGATCACGCCGGCTATGCGGCACAACTTCACAGCCAGCGGGTTGGGGCAGTGCGCCGTCCCATACTTCGATCTTGCGGCTTTCGTGTTGGGCGGATACGACGAGGGGGCGCTTTGGTGTGAGGGGCAGTACCACCGGCTGCTCCCCAATGTGATACCGGCCTCCTTTCTTGACACTGCGGCAACGCCAAGAGGGGGTGCGCGGCGGAAAACGGGGGCCAGCGTCTCGCAAGAATGTCGCGCCATGTGGCAATGGTACCGCGAAACATGGGCTCGCGACTTGCTGCATGTGACGGCGTATGTCAGGCGGGCTGAACGCGGCAGTACCTTCCGCGATTTGATCCACACCCGCACAGACGCGCTGGCGTACGGGCTGCTTGCGCGAAATGGCGTCTTGGGAGAATAGCCATGGGGAAGCGCGTGCTCTTTGTTCCTATCGAACCGCTGGAAGAACGCTACTCCGCGCAGTGGTATTCTTGGTTCATGAGGGACTTTGAGCGCTGTGGCTGCGAGGTGCTAACAGTCGGGGACAGGAGGCCCGCGACAATCTCTGTGGGTCAGTTCCTTGACGTGTACGGCACGTCTGAGTACAAGGCGAGGCAGATGGTAGATATGATTCGCCTGATTCGGGACGGGTTTGAGGGTACGATCTTCTTCATGGACCTTTGGTTCCCCGGGCTCTGCCACTTGGGGTATCTCCGCGACAACGCCAGACGGCGCATCAAGCTGTCGGGAATGTTGCACGCGGGAACGTGGGACAAGTGGGACTATCTCAGTCAGAACGGATTGACTCCGTGGGCGCAGTACTCTGAACGCGGCTGGCTGACAATGGTAGATCAAGTCTTTGTGGCAACGGAGTACCATCGGCAACTGGTGCTCGGCGCGCGAGGCGTCGCGCCTGTACGCATTGAGGTCGCACGCTTCCCCGTCATAGATGCGAGAGATTGCCCCCGGTGTGGCCGGAATACAGAACGGGAAGCCCTTGTCGTGTTCCCTCACAGACTGGCGCCCGAAAAGGATGTCGGCGCATTCTATCGGATGCGGGACTTGTGGCAGACACGGTACGGGCGCGAGCATGATGCTGTCGAGTGGTTGCTGACCAAGCGGGTATGTGGGGACAAGGCTGCCTACTATGCCCTTCTCTCCCGCGCTACCGTTGCAGTCTCGACGGCGAAGCAGGAGACGTTTGGCATAGCCATGCAGGAGGCGGTGAACTGCGGCGCGGTTCCCGTTGTGCCAGATCGGCTGTCATACCAAGAGCTATTCTCGGACCGGTATCGGTACGATGATCTTGCTGAGGGAGCGGAGCTTGTGCAGAAGGCCCTCGAGGGTACGCTTCCACCCATGGCTCCAGAGACAGGTTCGGACGTGAGACACATCGTTGAGGCCATGATATGAAACTATATCTGGCCGGGGGACACAGGCGTTCGTTTCGTGAGGCCGTGCTGGAGCTAGGCGGGAACAAGCTCTATTCCTATCGGTTAGAAAGACGCGAAGCCGAGAGCATAATGGCAGACGCCAGAACCAAGCAGGGTTACCGCCTGATGGTAGACTCGGGCGCGCACTCATGGAACAAGCTCTTCGAGACGCGGGCGGCAGCGGGCGGGGTTGGCATGAAACGCCTACCAGACGCGGAGATGTACCACGAGGAATACCTTAGCTGGATCGAGCAGCGCGGAGATCAGGCGATCACGGTCGTCGAGTTTGATGTGTATGCGCTGCTTACCGAGAAGGTGCTCGCGCGAGCCCATGAACGTGTCCGCGAGGCGGTCTCGGCGGGTGGCGGGGCCTTGAGATACATACGAGTCTATCATCCACGACTGGATGACGGCAACCTGTCCACGCTCCGACGCTGGATTGATGAGGGGCACACGTACGTCGGCGTCGGAAGGGACTCCATTCCGATATTGAACCGGATCTTTGACCTGACCCGTGACACGGTGCGGATACACGGCTTCGCCATGATCAGGGCGAAGTACCTCGAGCGATTCCCGTTCTACTCCGCAGATAGCTCCAGCGTTCTCGCTCCCGCCATGTACGGTGGGGCATTCAAGACGAGCAACGGCAGGGCCCCGACATTCACAAGTAAGCAAAGGCTGATGCGAGCCCGACGCCACGAAGTGCTATATAGCACTGATTGGAGAGTGCGAGAGGGGGTCTGCCAATCCGTGAGGTATGAGAGGTTTCTGACAAGCCTGTGGGCCGAGAGGGGCGTGGTGTGGGAAGATTGAGCAGCGCGTGGCAGGAGGTGGCCGTCAGTCGTCTGCGGCGGGCTCCTTGGAACTACAAGGAAGACGATGCCGAGCGCGCAACAGCGCTGAAGGCGAACATTGAGCGCAACGGCCTCATCGTCAACCTGATCGTTCGCGAGATCGGTAAGACAGATGCGCTGGAGGTGGTCGATGGCAATCACCGGCTCGAAGTCGTGCGTGAGCTAGGCTACGAAACGGTCATGGTTGTCAACCTCGGCCGCATTTCCAAGCAAGAAGCCGAGCGGGTTGCTGTAGAGCTGAACGAAACGCGGTTCCCAACGGAAGAGCTGCGACTTGCGGCCGTGATGAAGGACATCGTGGCGCGATTTGGCCTCGACGAGCTAACGGAAACTCTCCCATTTGGCAGGGAGAAAATAGACGCCTATGCACGGCTCACCGACTTTGACTTCGACAAGATGGCAGAAGGAATGCCCGAACGCACACGCGTCATGGGGCTGACAATATCCCTTGATCCCGATGAAACCGAGATCTATTTGGCCGTACGGGAAGAATGGAACAAGACGGGTACCGGAACGGGTGATGCGCACGGCACCATCGTCGTCGGATTGTGCCTGTTCTGGCGGGAGCACCGAGAGGAATAGGATGGCCGGGCGCATCACAAAGGCAGAGAAGGAACGCCGAGTCAGCAAGGTCTTTGAGCTGATCGTGGGCGGGTTCACGACGGCGCAGATACGGCAGTATGCGGCACGGGAGTGGGGTGTCAGCCGGCGTCAGGCCGCTCGCTATGTGGCAGAGGCGACACAGCGCGTGGCTGAGCGGGCGGCAACACACCACGATGTAGAGTTTGGGAAGGCACTGGAGCAGCAGGCATGGCTCTGGCGTGAGGCGGTCCGGCTTGAGAAGCTAGGGCTCGCGTTGGCGGTGAGGCGGGAGACGAACAAGCTATGCGGGCTGTACGCACCGACGTTGCACGAGATCAGGGCACAGCCGTCAGAGTTCGCGCCGTATGCGGACATGGGAGACGAAGAGCTCGACGCACACATCAAGCGACTGGAAGCGACGTTGCTTGAGAAGGGCTTGGCTGGCATTGTAGGACCACTGACAGAGCAGTAGGAGAGAGTATGGGTATGGGGAGCGGGCTATCGGTCGCGCGTGGCAGCAGGCGAAGGGGCGACCGATGCAGCAGGACGTTGTCTCCGAGGCGTCACGGCTAGAGGCCGATTTCCTCTCGGCGAACTACGCTCAGGCTATGCGCGAGATGGCTCGCCGCGACATCGGCGCGTTCAATGAATACTGCTTCGGCTGGCCCCGTCACGCCGTCCCGCTTCACAATGAATGGCACCAGCATATTGAATCTTGCATCCGGCGGGGGAAGAACGCGGGGCTGATGGCACCACGCGACCACGGCAAGACTCAGCAGATAGCCCGAGCCCGTGTCCTCTGGGAGCTGGGACGATCTACTGAGCCCCGCCTTGCATGGAAGCCCAATATCCGCATCAAGCTCTTTCAGAACACCGACCAGAAAGCCTCAGAGACAGTTCAGCAGATCGAGCGCGACGTGCAGATGAACCCGCGCATTCGGGAGGTATTTCCTCGGCTCGCGCCGGACAGGGAGGGTGAGTGGAATAAGCACCAGATGTTCATCACCCGCACTGAGAACCTGCGCGATGCGTCCTTCGAGGGCATGGGCATCGGGTCGTCTGCGACGTCAGGCCGCGCCGACCTGATCATTCTTGACGACGTATGCGACTTCAAGAACGCGATAGCGGAGCCGTCCTCGAGGGCGAGAATCATCACGGCCCATGACTCTGTGATCGCAAACCTGAAGGAGCCGGGGTCGCCCACCGTCGCAATCGCTACAGCGTGGCACGAACAAGACCTGAACTCAGAGCTTCAGCGGCGCGAAGGCTGGGACTGGAAGGTGTACCGCATCCAGCCGGAGCCCGGGGGGCCGATGGTCCCGCTCTGGACTCCGAAGTGGGACGTGCCCCAACTTGAGGCCCGCCGGAACGAGATTGGACATCGTGAGTTCGAGCGAATGTTCAACAACCGCCCGTGGGGTGAGGAAGAGGCCCTCGTGGACTGGAAGAGCGTCGAGCGGTGCATGAGGCCCGATCTCGCTCTAGGCGACATTCCCGACGGCGAACACCTAGTATCCGTCGCTGTTGGATACGATCTGGCGATCAGTATGCGGGACGACGCAGCATACTTCGCGGCGGTCGTGCTGGGGCTCATTGGTGGAGGGCGGGTCATCCCACTAGAGTTCGTACGCAAGCGCCTTCCGTTCAGGCAGCAGATCGAAACAGCACTACGGCTCGAGGCGAAGTGGCGCCCTACAGTCCACGTCGTTGAGAACAATGCCTTCCAGCAGGCGTTCATAGATCAGCTCGTTACGGAGGACGCCTATCTCGCCGTGCAGGCTTTCACCACGGGGAAGCAGAAGTTTGATCCAGAGATCGGGCTACCGTCTCTCGCCCCGGCCTTCGAAGCAGGACAATGGATCATCCCGACCGCCGGCGGGCACGACGGGAACGCCGTGTGTGAGTGCCCCGAGTGTGTCTGGTTGAAAGAGATGAGGTACTTCCCCGGCGCGAGTAGCGACCTGCTCATGGCGTCGTGGTTTGCGTTCTCTCGCCTACGCCTGCTCACGGCGGGCGCGGGGGACATTCACATTGAGTCCGCGTCCATGGCGTCAATCGTCGAGGATGAGCCGGACCCGTTTGAGCACGAGGACGGCAACGACATCGCAGATGTGCTTGGGGAGTTCTAGCCGCTCGCGGTGTTACCGTGGCGGGAAAGGAGGTACCGGTTTTGCCGGCCATACGAATCGCAGGCCGTGAATTCGGCATTGAGGACGGCGTGCTCTACATGGCACGCGAGCGGGTATCCACGCAGAAGCTACTGGAAGAGGTAGGCCTGACCCGGCTTTCGTTCTGGAAGGAATGGGAGCGCGACGAGAATCCCGACGATCTGGTTCAGAAGAAGAAGCTGACTGTCTATCGCGAGATGATGCGGCGAGACGAGATGGTAAAGCTCGGGACGCGCTTGGTTGCACTGGCCGTTGTGGCTCCGGAATGGCGTGTGGAGTCGGCACAAGCAGGCGACCCGCTGCACGACGAGATAGCCGCATTCGTCGAGTGGAATCTGCGCGGGCTACCGGGCACGTTCAAGGACACACAGCTTGGGATCCTGTCGGGCCGCGCGTACGGCTACTCGCCCACTGAGATCAACTGGGGGGTGATCGAGCGGGGACCGTGGAAGGGGAAGTTTGGGCTGTGCTCGCTAAAAACCAAGCCGCCGTTCCTGTACGGGTTCCGGCGGGACGACTTCGGGAACCTCGAAGCACTGGTGATGGAAAGCAAGTACGGGGAGCATAAAGACCTCGATCCCCAGAAGTGGATCATCTACAGCCACGATTCCGGTTCCGTGTTCGGCGATCCTCACGGGCAGTCGGTACTAAGGGTAGCATATCGTTGGTACAAGGCACGCCAGCTACTGCTTCCGCTCCGTGGCGTCTTCGTGGAAAAGACGGCATCGGGAGTTCCGCACGTGAAGTACCCGCGAGGAATCTCGCCACAAGAACGGGCGAAGTATGTCAATGCGGGCAAGAAGCTCCAAACGGCGGCCTCATTCTCATCGCCGGACGATGTGATTCTTGAGTTCGTTGGCCTGAAAACCGCAAGCTGGCAGGAGTTCCAGCGGTTTGATGACGCCTGCGCGCGCGCGATCCTTGATGGATTGCTCGTACCCTCACACCTTGGATTTGGTCCCAAATCGTCAACGGGGAGCCATGCCGAATCGAAGGTTCATCAAAACATCTTCGAGTGGATAAAGGGCGACCTATCAACTGATCTGGCACGTTCGTGCCTGACAGAACAGCTCATCTATCGGCTCGTGGACATGAACTGGGACGTGGATGAATACCCGTCTTTCAAGTATGAGGATCGAAGCTGGGAAGAGGTCGTCGAGACGGTAACCACGTTCACGGAGGCGTCAGCTACGGGCGCGGTCGGGCCACTGACGCTGGCAGACGTGAATCTGACCCGGCAGATGCTTGGCTATCCCGAGCTGTCAGAGAAGGAGTGGGAAGAGCGGCAGCAAGACGGGCCACCCTCCCTCGACAAGGAGATCGAGAAGCCGACGCCAGCAGACGCCCTCGACGACGGTGACGATGTTGACTCGGGCGACAATCCCGACGTGTCGAACGACGGCAAGCGCGGCATCCCTCAGAAGGTTGATCGTGTCCCGGCGGTACAGACGGCGCGGCGCGAGTTCCCGCCAATCAGCGAAGCGCAGGTCGCCGTGGGTGTTCACACGAACGCTAAGTACCTACGGGAGCTGAACGCGCAGGAGCGGGCGGTAGGGTTCAAGCCCGACCAGATTCGGAAGAAGCTCGACAAGATCGAGGCGGGCGCCCAACGACAGATGGTGCAGGCCATGGGCCGCATCCGAGAGAAGCTCATCCCGAAGCTGGATCGCAGCGGCCTTCTCGACGGCACAGCGAACGAGGCTGACCTCTACGTGTTCGGCGGGCTCGATGCGGCCGGGAAGCGGCAGTTCCGTGACGCGCTTCACGGCCTGATGCTCACGGGCCACCTGACCGGCGCCGTGGACGCAAAAGAGGGGCTGGAACGCGGGCTTGGGAAGAAGCTCGACATGGCGCAGTCAGCACCCGCCTTCACAATGGACTATATGTCCGTTGAGGGTGACTTCCTGTTTCCGAAAGAGGCCGCCGAGTACTTCAAGGGGCTCATCCCCATGAACCCGGCAGCAGCAGAAGCAATCAAGCAACGCGCCTTTTGGGTCACAGGACAGTACCTGAACGACAACGGGATGCTCCTGAACAAGATCAAAAGCGCGATTCAGGCCGGCTTCTGGTCGGGAGACTGGTCGAGCGTCGAGGGTCGCATTGACGGGATGTTCGATGAATGGATTGGCTCGGGTACAATCCAGACAGAGACCGTGGGCGGCTATCGGTTGTACTCGCCGTATCATACCGAGACCATCGTGCGAACGAACAACGCGAGGGCGTACAACGCCGGGCGCATGATGATGTATATGGGCGTACGGGACTCGTGGGAAGTGTTCCAGTGGTCCAGCATCATTGACGCAGTGACAACCGACTTCTGCGACCTCATGGACGGACAGCCCTTCCGGCTGGGGCAGGTAGAGGCGCCTCCAGCGCACTACGACTGCCGCTCAACCTTCTTTGCCCTACTGCGTGGCATGGCACATGAGCCCGTGGATGACGACAGGCTTGCCCGGATCGCCATCCAGCGGTCGCCCGCATTCAAGGCGATGAGCGAGTCCGGCCTGCTAGCCATTGTGTAGAGGGGGAAGAAAAGTCTTGACAAAAGGGTCGGGGAATAGGGACAGGGACACGAGAACATGGTTCGACCGAGGCGTGTATCTCATACTCCATGCGCCTCCACCACCTGCGAATCGCGCGGGTTCAGTTCGGTGGTGTGACCGATGCGATTCGTGGCAGACAGACACGGTACGCACGACGCCGTTGGTACAAGGGGGGATCGTCGTCATGCCCAGCCTGTGCCTGTGCCCGAACTGCCGCACGGACCTTGACCACATAGAGGGTGAACCGAGAGTGCCCGGGGGCGAGATTCGGGCAGAAGAAGAACGGCTCGCAAAGGACGTGCAACGCGAAGCTGAACTCCCCGGCTTCAGGAAGGGCAAGGTCCCTGCTTCCATCATTCATCGGGCATACGGAGACAGGATCCGACTAGTAGCACACGACGAGGCGATTGTGAAGCGGATGGAGGCACGGGCGGGCGCTGGCGTTCCAGAGAAAGGCCCTGAGCGGGAGTAGTGAGATGCGCTTCTTATCTGAGTTCGTTCAGTTCGTCAAAGAGGACACCGAGAACACCGACCTGCAGACCTATACGGTTCGCAATGTGGAGATGTTCAAGGAAGGGCGACACACAGACAGTGAAGGCCGGATTGCGAACGTGACCGCTGAGCAACTTCGGCGGATTCCGCTGCACTTCGCTGAGCTGCTCAAGCGCGGGTTTCGGCCCATGCTGCGCCTGACGCACAATGCGAAACATGCGTTGCTTGGCGGTCTTCCCGGTCTCGGGACGCCGTTCAATCTGCGTGTGGCTCCCGCCAGCGACGGGAAAGGTCTCTCCCTCTGGGGGGACCTCATGCGCGTACCGAAGATCATAGCGGACGTGATGAAGGTCGGTGGATATGACAGCTTCAGCGCGGGGCTCGCCGGCGACCTCACTGTCGGCGACTACACGGCAGACCTCGCGCTACACCACATGGCGCTGCTCGGTGCGGAACATCCCGCCATCGCAGCGCTACAACACGTCACAGACCTTCCGCGGCTGTACGGCATGAGCGGTGGGGAGGCGGCGTTCGCGATAGTGCGCGAAGCGATGACGGCCGACTTCGGCGAGGTGCCTGTCGGCAGGATGTCGTACCTGTTCTGCGACGCCGGGGAGGCGGTTGCAGAGGAAGGGGGATCGAAAGTGGATGACCTGAAGGCTCTGCTTGCGAAGCGTGGGCTGACGTCAGTCACGGAACTGGAGGTCGCGCTCGACGAGAACGCGCAGCTGAAGGAGCGGAATGAGGCCCTGACCTCGAGCCTCGCAGCGCGTGACAAGCGTATGTTTGAAGAGCGGGCCAAGGCGTTCATCGGTGCACACCGAAAGAAGATCAAGCCGAAGTTCGACGAGGGTATCAGCCTCGTGGTCGCCAAGCTCGCCGCCGACGAAACGGCCTATACGTTCGCACGCGGCGAAGGGAAGAAGGTTGAGATGGATGCTGTGGATGTCCTCTCAGAGTTCGTCTCTCAGCTTCCCGACGCCGCCGACTTCTCAGAGCATGGTGAGGATGACGGCGGCGCCAGCGCCGATGAGACGCGGGAAGAGATGAAGAAGGAGGAAGGGGCGCGCAAGAAGAAGGAGAAGGAGGCCGAGGACGACAACGAGGGCAGCGGGTCCGAAGACGACTTCACGATGCCGACCATGAACGACGACGCGGCAGACAAGATCGAGGAGCGGGCGCGAGAGCTCATCAAGCAGGCGCGAGATGAGGGGCGCTCTCTCAGTCGCGCGGACGCTTTGGCCGATGCGACGGTCCAGCTCGCGAGAGAGGAACGAGGCCTCGTCAGGTAGTGCCTGAGTCCCGGCAGTACGGGACGTACAATCCCACGATGAAGGGAGGTGGAGTACATGGCGACCTACTCAGGTATCCCAAGAAGCAAGAACGGGAAGTACATCGGCTATCGCGTGAAGTCCGGTGATGCGGCCGTCGAGGGCCGTGGCATGGAGCTGTACGACAACACGACCGATGATCGGGTCGAGGTCACAGCAGACACGACCGCCGATACCGGAATGTGCGCGGGAATCGTCGTGGAGCCCGTGACGGCTGTTGAGTCCGCACTGTCTGGCGGCACTCGCACGTCGCTACAGGTTTCCGGCGTGGCCAAGTTCATCTGTCAGGCTGCGATCAGCACGCTCGGCGCCCTCATCTCCTTTGGAGACACGGCGGGGCGGTTCAAGACGTGCGGTAACACCGCTGACACGCGGTACATGACGCATGGGCGCTGCCTTGGCTTGCCCGACACGGCAGGAGACGCATGCTCTGTCATGCTGAACCTCAACGTGCCGGACACAATGGAACCGGCAGGCTAGTTTCGTTCTGCGAGGCTAGCATTTCACATAGCCCCTCCCACCCGAGTCGTTCCCGTTGGGATAGGCAACCCGCGTTGCGGTGCCGGGTGGAGTAGAGGGTGGAAGGGGAATCCGAATGCCCACAAGGCGCGAAGTGCATCAGGATACGGCGCTCACCAAGATCGCGGAGGCGTACTCATACAGGGGCTTCATCGCTGACACGATTCTGCCGCCGGTCCCGGTGACGAAGGAAAGCGACATCTTCTATCGGTTCTACAAGGAAGAGCTGCTACCGACGGAAGACGTGATTGGCGACCACGAAGAGGCGGGCGAGCTGCGCTGGTACACCACGACGGGAACGTACATCTGCGTCGGCCATGCGCTCAAGTCGTTCGTCCCGAGCCGCGTTATCAAGAACGCGGACGCGCCGATCAAGCCGCTGATCACGACGACCGAGAAGTTGTCGCGGAATCTGGACCTGAACCGCGAGATCCGAGTCGCGGCCCTTCTTGCGGCCACGACGGACACGACGGGGCAGGAGTACGACATCAGCAGCTCCAGTACGAAGTGGAACACCGTCGCCACGGCCGACCCCCTCGCGGACCTCGAGACCATGGCCGAGCTATTCGAGAAGGCGACCGGTGCGCCACCCACGCACGTCATCATCCCGCGCCACATCAAGAGCTACATGGTCAAGTGCGCGAGCTGGAAAGAGCAGGTGAAGTACACGCACGCTGACCGCCTGGAGAACTTCGGGGCGCTGCCGCCGAAGGTCGCGGGCATGGTTCCGCTGGTTGCGGGGCAGGTGAAGAATGCCGCAGACGAGGGAGCGACGGAATCGCTGGATTACGTCTGGGGGAACAACATCTACCTGATCCGCGTCAACCCGCGTCCGGCTCTTGAGGATGCGAGCTGGGGCTACGACCTGACGCTCTCGCCCAAGAGGGTGAGGCGCTGGAACGTCCCGGAGCGCGGCGTCAACGGCGGGACGATGATTCAGGTCGAGTACATCTCGGCCGAGACGGTCGTCAACCAGTACTACGTTTACGAAGGAACGAACGCCTACGTTGCCTAGAGTCGAGCGGCCATCAAACGTCCGACTTTCAGCACGGCGGGCCAACTGGCTGGGCCGGGGGCGGCATGGGCTGTATGGTGTCCGATGGCGCCTCCCGGTCTGGCCGCCAGCAAGGGTGATAGCGACGATGACACAGCACGCGAAAAGCGCGATGCAACGGTGGTACGTGATGCCGAACCGTTGCGTCCTCATCAGTCCGCTTGGAACGTTCGCGCCGGGGCATGAGGTTCCTGTGCAGCGGCTACGGCGCGAAGGGTACGGTGAAGTGGTAGAGAAGTGGATGCGGTGCGGCCTCCTGCTTCAAGAGGAGCACTTCAAGACATACTTCCCTGCGGAGTGGAACCAGCTACACGCAGGCGAGGGCGAGAAGGTGAGTGAAACCATGTCCCCCGAAGCGAAGGCGATGCGCCTGTCCGCGACGGGCATGGTGGACACGGTACCTGTGGGTGGCGACGCACCCGAAGTGAACATCTACAAGGAGGACTGACCTTGCCCGCGTATTGCACAGACGGACAGGTGAGGCGTGCATGGATCAACCTCGACGCGGGGATCGGGTTCCCGCAGCTTCAATCACTTCGGGAAGAGGTCATGGGCGAGATTGACGCGACTATCGGCAATGTTTTCAGCGTGCCATTCAACCCGTGGCTTCACGTCGTCTCCGTCGATAGCAATACGCTCACGCTTTCACTTGAGGACGCAGCGATGATCGTTGCCGGCGACGTCGTCGGTTCCTACGACACCAGTGAACAGGCGATGTCTAGCGTTTCGGCAACGGTTGTGTCTGTCTCTGGAACCAGCGTGGTTCTCGATGATGCGACCGGGATCGCGACGAATGACGAGATAGGCGTGGTTACGGAAACGGACATCAGGGGCCGGACGGTACGGAAGGCCGGTCCCCCTCGAGAGGTGGAGCAGGCAGCAATCGGGCTGGCGCTTCATCTGGCGAATACCCGCGTGACGGACCTGAACGAGCCGCCGCCGGGTATCGTCGCGGTGTACGAGCGAGCCCTTGCATTCCTCGGAAATGCCAGGCGGGGGCTCGCTCACATCGCGGGAGCCGAGCGATATACCGTCGGCGGTCTCAGCCATGAAGACTATGCACCCGCCTTTGGAGTGGACGCCGTGGACGAGCCGTGGAACATTGAGCCGGACCCCGACCGCATTGACGAGATAGAGGACGACCGAGATTGACGAAAGGGGATCAAGAGATGAGACGGCTTCTGGTATTCGCGGTCATCGCCGGGTTCCTGTTGAGCTTTTCGATTCTCGCTCATGCTCGCACGGTGTATCCACCGCACGGGATCAATGACAACTTCCCGCCAAACGACCTGTACGCCCTGAGCGACACCGTAACGTGTCTGACCTCGGCACCTTTCGACACAACGGGAGCAGAGGTGTGGCCCGATACAACCGCAACGGCTATCGTGCCGGACGGGACATATGTTCATCAGTGGCGATTGTACGCTCACAGCAGGGGCACCGTCACGTCATATGGAATGTGGGTCAAGGTATCCCCCGCCGATACCGACCTCGCGAACACGCCGTGGTTCTTCGTCCGGCTGTCATACATGAACTTGAGCAAGACGTTCTCCTACTTCGATCTCCCACTCAACAGTCGCGTACCGATTGACACCCTGTACATCCGGGGATACGCGGCAGCGGATACGACACACATCTACTTCACATTCTTGGCCGAGCAGACCACGGAATAGGAGGGGGGGCGGGCATGAACGGTTGGACGGGACGTGAGAAGGTACTGCTGCTCTGCTTGCTTGCGATCATCGCTGCCGGTGTCACGGCAGGCAATCTCACTGAGGCGCTGACCCTCCAAGACGTCACGGTTGAAGGTACGTTTCGGACGAAGGGAACGAGTAACCGTTTCGATGGCGCCTCAAACTTCTACGGCGATACGCAGTTCGGTAACGACGCCAGCGATGACGTGACATTCAACTGCGTGGCGGTACATGAGGACTCCACATACTTCGTTGAGGTGCGGATAGACAGCAACGCCTACTTCGGATCGCGTGTTGCGTGCGAAGACAGCGTGAGTATCACGGGTGGCGTGGTTGCAGCGCGTATCTCTGTGCCAATCATCTTTCAGGTGGAACAGGTACGGTGGAAGCAGCTGGCTTCGTTACCCGACACCAGTACGGTTGACCCATTCACGGAAGTTCTCGTGGACTCGTCGCGCTATGTGTTGAATCACGACAAGTCCGCATGGATTGAAGCGACGGACTTGAACCCATAGGCGGGCGTGATGGCAGTCGAAGGGCCTATCGGCGTCAAGGTGTCGGTGAACGAGCGAGACCTTGCGCGTGTGCAGGGGATCATGCGGAGTCTCGGCGCGAACATGAGGGCGCCCATGCTATTCCTGCCCGCAGCGGGTACGGCGCTGATGAATGAAGTCCAGCGCGCGTTCCGTGAAGAGGCAGACCCGACGACCAGTGCGCCGTGGCAGGACCTCGCGCAGTCAACGAAGGCGGGCCGCAGCGGATACAAGAAAGGCATGACAGCGGACAGGGCTTCGCGTATCCGCTACACAGAGTCGAAGGGGCAGTACAAGAGCGGCAAGCACAAGGGTCAGCAGAAGTTTCGCGGTGTGAAGATACTTCAAGACAAGGGCACCCTGAAACGCAGCATTGTGATGAAGCTGTCGCGGTACTCTGTCGAGGTTGGAACGAACATCAAGTACGCCCGGATCCATCAGTTTGGAGGCAAGGCAGGACGGCATCACAGGACGAAGATCGAAGCGCGGCCCTTCTTGCCTAGGGGTTGGACCGGCCGACTTGAGAAGGCCGTGATCCGCGCTCTCGTTGCAGATATGAGGCGGGGCCCTGTAGCACGGTATGTGCAGTATGTACGATGGAACAAGCAGCTAGAAAACATGGACTGAAAGAGGGTCGCGATGTCGGTATGGCGATGCAAGATGTTCACGCTGAGTGGCGACCACTGGGACACCAGCGGAGATGCCGAGTTCTCCGATGGCGGGATGACTGTCACGTCACCCGCCGAACTACTGTCGGGCCCCAAGTGGTCACCGGGCGCACCGAACTACGACGAAGAGAACGACGTCTACACGCTGACAGCCGACACCGTCTACCTCGCGTGCGACAAGGACAGCGGCGTGCCGTTCGAGGAAGATGACGCGACGTTGGTCCTGACCGTCGCGAGGAAGGGCGGCGTACCCGCGAACGCGCTCGAGATGCACGCACGCTACTACGCCCCGCCCGACGATGACGCAGACTCTATGCACGTCGATCTTCAGAAGCACTTCGCGACCGCGATGAAGGCCACAATCAATGACGAGGACG